GTTCCTGATTGGCTTCGCACTGCTGGAAACGTAGCCTTTGATACTGGTGAAGGTGCGTTAACTACTCTTGCTGTAACCAAAAATCCTTTTGCTGCAATTGCTGGTGCTGGAGCCGGCGCTGTCACATCCCTCGCTAATCCTTATGGAGAAGAAGGAGATGGTTCCGATGGAGCAGACCCTTCTAGAGTAAACCCACTTAGTGGAGTATTGACCGTAACAAGCCCATGGAATGAAGTTCGACATATTACTTTTGATGACGGATCAAAAAGCCCAACTTGGGGTAAGCCGCACGGCGGTGTAGACCTTCGTGCCGCTGAAGGTACAAACGTATTTGCTGTTGCTGATGGTGTGGTTGAAGGAACCCCGTATGATGGCGGTGGTTTTGGAAATTTTATAAAAACTTTAAATTCAGATGGAACTGAAAATTATTTTGGACACTTAGACAAGAAGATTGCTCCTGCGGGTAAGGCTGTTAAAGCCGGTGAACTTATTGGTCAAAGTGGTAAATCTGGTGGTGGACCCGGTATGGGACCGCACCTTCACTTTGAAGTACGCAAAGGCGGAAACAAGTTAGACCCAATGCAGTATTTATCTAATGCTGCTGAAGCGGGAAACAACTCTGTTCCACCAGCTAAATCAAGCCTTACTATTAAAAAAGGCGCTGGCGATTTAATTCTTCAGCCTATGGGTGGAGAAGGTCACACACCTGCCGCTGGATTTGGTCGTGGGGCTACACACCAAGACACTGCGCAAACAGTAAATTACGGTGGAGTAACTATTAACTTCCATATGCCAAAAGAAGGATCAACGGATGTAAAATTAATTGCATCAGAATTGCGAAGAATTCTAAGTGATAGTTCAATCCGTGAGAAAGCGATGACAAAATAATGGCTGGTTATATGTATGTTGGTTCTACACTCCTTGCAATAACCCCTGCTCAGGCTGCGGCGGCTAAAAAAGCTCAAGATAAAGCCGACAAAGCCGCAGCTGCTACACAGAAAAAGAAAGCAGAAGCTGCAAAAAAGAAGGCCGCTGCTGCGGAAAAAGCCAGAAAAGCTAAAGAAAAAGCTGAGTATGAAAAAAACAAACCTTCTACAGAGCCGACTTTAGACTACAAGTGGAACCTACCTCCGCACACATGGAGCCTGCCTGTAACGCCAATTCAAGTTGAAGAAGACATGTACAAAGCCGACACAAACTTAGTTGGGGTTCCAGAAACTTATCGACGTGGTCGCATTTGGTGGTACGCAAATACAACTAATAACTTTGTGGATGCAGACGGAAAAGAAAAGCCTCAAACAAAAGGCTCTGATAGACGCTATGGTTTTCAATTTTTGTGGAACCCAGAAAGCTACACAACTTCTATTTCCCTGAATACGGACGTTACTCCAATCGTTAACGATCGTTTCGTGAGTGTTGCTGGAGCGTTTCCCAGCGGAGAGACTATCTCCTTCAGTATACGTTTGGACCGAACAAACGATTTTGCTTGTTTAAAAAACTTAATTAAAAAAGGCTACACTTTAGGAAATTATGAAGGACCTGTGGCTGACGATAAAAATTTAGTTGAGATGGTTCAGAAGTACTATAACACTGGGTTTTTTAATAACCAAACAGCAGCACAAAGAGGAAAACAACTAAAAGAGTTGTTAGACCTTGGAACCGTTGCTGATCTTGAATACATCTATACCGCTGTAAACGGTCCGGGATGGAAAAACATTACTGGTCGTAAAACTGGCGACATCGGATACCTAAGCGCAACTTTGTTAAGAATTGATATAGGACCGCTGTCTTACATTGGCTACATTAACTCATTAAACGTAACTCATCTCTCTTTTAGCCAAGACATGACCCCTATTCGTACCGACGTATCTATTGCAATGAACTTAATGGCGTCGGCTGGTATTCAAGATAAGAAGGAGTCGTAATGGGAATTTTTCAAGGGTCACGCTACGAGTATTCAGTAATTGATTTTGTATCTGTTAAAGAAAACTCTGACTCAAACCCTATTGTTTTTTACGCTTTTGAAGATTTAGGAAGCTTCAACTACACAGAGCACACATATATTTTAGGCGAGCGTTTAGACACAATTGCTCATTTGTATTACCGTCGATCTGATCTTTGGTGGATTATTTTAGACTACAACCCAGAGATAACAGACCCACAAAACATAAAGCCCGGAACTGTACTTAGGATTCCTCGTGTTTAACTTTGTACAGGTTGGGTTTCCTTCTGCAAACATATCGCCGTCTCGTGTCTCTGACATGACACTTTGGCAAGAGCGGTACAAGCACGAGTTTGGTTATTTTCAATTTCGTGAGGTAGACGTAGACTTTGATGATATTAGACCGGGAACTCCTGTTGAGTTTACAATTAATGGAGACAACGGTAGTCGTGACTACAACGCATATGTACATCACGTTGAGCCCGTAATAAGCCCCGGTGTAAACTTTGTAAGAGTTCATTTTATTGGAGCTTCCTACTACTTAAAACAGACTTCCCAACAAGTTTACAAAAAACTAACCGCTGATCAAATTGTTGTAAAAATTGCTAAAAGAAACAACTTTTGTTACAAAGCTGAACCGCATCCACGTGTGTACGATCAAGTCTCACAAGCTGGTCTAACTGACATGGAAATGTTACAAAAATTAGCAAAACAATGTGGATACTCTTTGCGTATTACAAACTCTGAAATTCATTTTCAACCAGTAACAAAGCTGTTTGATCAAGAACGAGAAAATGCTCCTACCTTTGTACTTCGTGACTCAAACGATCCTCAAGGATCTACTCTTTACTCCTTTAAGCCTCTTATTGGCGAAAGTTTAGACCACGACGGAGAAATAAAATCAGCGGCGGCAATGTCGGGTGTGGATAAACACACAGGAAAAGTTATTCAGTTAACTAATCAAAAACGACCTAAGCCCGCAAAGAAACAATATGAGCCTGAGTTTTTTGACAGTTTCTCTACTGGAGTAGTGGTTAACGACTACGACATGGCAAAAAACGAATCTAAGTCTGTGGATGAAAGAACTAGGTTTCCATATCGTGCTACCGCAAAAGTTCTTGGAGATCCTAACTTGCATCCAGATATGCCAGTGTATTTAGACGGTGTGGCATCAGCGTACGCGGGTTATTGGGTGGTGCTTAAAGCGGAACATGTAATTGATTCTGAAGCGTATAGCAACCAACGATACGTAACAATCTTACATTTAGGAACTGACTCTTTGGGTTCGGCTGGAACTAGAGCTGGTATGGCTAAGGGCGGTAAAAGAACGGGTGAAGTACCAAATAGTCGTCCAAAAAGAACAATTATTCCTAACGTTAGACAAACTAACAAAAAGGGTAGGACTACGCTTAAAAAGGGAACAAAAAACGCAAACAAAAACTCCCCAGTTGGTTTTGGAAAAATAGGAAATCGCGCTAAACCTAAATCTGCTGGAAAGACTATAATTGCAACTAAGTGGGCAAGTACATCTGGAAATTTAGTTAAAATAACTAAAAAGACTGGGAAGTCGGCAGTTGTTGTTAAAAAACTTAGGAGAACAAATGGATAAGTTCTATGGCATATATAGAGCCGTTTGTATGGATAATGCCGACCCTATTGACAAAAATCGTATTAAAGTTCAAGTTCCTCAGGTGCTTGGGCAATCTATTAGTGACTGGGCTTGGCCGTGCCTTCCTGTACTTTCTAACGCTAACCACCCTGACCACAAAAAGCACCTAGCCTCTGAGGTAGCCGCGCTTCTTAATGCTCATGCAGATCATGCAATTTCAGGAACTACTGGTGGAACTACCGTTTCTACTTTTGGCTCCCACACCCACACCTTTAGCTATACCGCAGCACATACCAATAACCACACAGGTAAGAGCCCTGACACTACGTGGAACTTAGATCATGCTCACGATACGGATCCAGATGAAGAAAATAAATGGAATGACAATCTAGAAATAACTACAGAATTTCCTGAGCACACGCCTCACAGGTTGGTGCCGGATTTAAATCAAGGTGTTTGGGTCATGTTTGAAGGCGGAGACCCTAACTTTCCAATATGGATGGGAGTATTTTAATGGCATCATCAATTTCATTACCGTTTTCGTTTAACACATCGGGGGCTATTGATACAACTACTTTAGCCTCTAAGCAATACCAAGACCGTGTTTTAGGGGTAATTTTTACAGCACCTGATAGTAGAGTCATGCGACCTACATATGGAACAGTTGCTGCTGGAGCGGTGTTTGAGCCAGAAAGTGTTGTGACTGAGTATGTGAGCAAGGCTATTGGCGCTGCTTTTAACCAGTACCTGCCAGAGCTAAGCTTGACGCGACTTTCTGTAACAAAGGAGTCAAGTAGCTTAGGAGTTGATGCGCTCAATATTTCTGTAGAATACGAGCTACCAAACAAACAGGTGGACAGTCTTGACGTTAAGGCTGGAACCTTTACCCGATCTGGCGATCTAATTCAGGAGCTTGCATAATGGCTGACTTTGTCCCACAAGTTGATTACACCTCCCGTGATTACGCCTCAATCCGTGAAGACTTAATTAATTTAATTCCTCTTTACGCCCCACAGTGGGTAAGCCGTGACCCAGCCGATTTCGGCATTGTTTTGCTAGAAATGTTTGCTTATATGGGCGACTCACTTAATTACTACATTGATAGAGCCGCTAATGAGTCTTTCTTGTCAACAGCAAGCCAGCGAGACAGCGTTTTGCGTATTGCAAATGTTCTTGGCTACACCCCTGTAGACAGCATCCCAGCAACCACTACATTATCGTTTTTTAACAGCACTTCTGCTTCTATTGTCGTGCCTGCTGGAACTCAAGTAGCTAGCACAACTGTAGTAAATGGAACAAACACGCAAATTATATTTGAAACAGACGCAGCCGTTACCGTTCCAGCAAATGGCAATATCAGCGTAGCCGCAACCGAAGGTGAGACTATCTACGAGGAGGTTGCGGGAACATCTGATGGAACCTCTGATCAAGAGTTTATTCTTTCCGAAACCCCTGTTATTAGTAACAGCATTTCAGTAACAGTAAACGACACCGTGTACTCACCTGTTACTTACATTATTGACGCTGGTAGTTCAGACGCTGTTTTCTACAGCACAACTGACGCGGACGAAGTTACTACTATTATTTTTGGAGACGGAGTTAGTGGAAGAATTCCACCAGCAAACGCTGAAATTCTTGTAGCCTATCGAATTGGCGGAGGAGCCCAAGGAAACGTAACTGTTGGAACTTTAAACAGTATTGTGACAAACTTTACTCCCGGTTTAACTGTAACAAATGCGGCAGCAGCCTCGGGTGGAGTAGACGCAGAATCTACAGACTCTATTCGTTTAAATGCTCCAGCAAGTATTCGTGCTATTCAACGAGCCGTGTCTCTTAAAGATTATGCTGACCTAGCACTTCAAGTTCCGGGAGTTGCAAAAGCAACCGCAACATCAGAAGTTTACTCAAGCATTAATCTATATGTTGCCCCAGCGGGCGATACTGGACTAGACGGCTCTGGAAATTTAACAGCCGTTTTTCAACAACTTGGAAATAGAATTGCTCAATTTTTTGTAGATAAAACTCCACCAAATGTAAGTATTACATTGCTTCCTCCAACGTTTGTTGGTGTAAACATTACGGTTACAGTAAATGCTTTACCTCAGTACAAGAGAAGTGTTGTTAAGAGTAACGCGGAAAAAGCATTACAAGAAATTTTAACATTTGACAACGTTCAATTTGCTGACCGTATTTCTTTACACTATGTAATTGAGGCTCTTGCCGCAACACAAGGTGTAGCGTATTCAAATCCTACTTTAATAGCGCGGGTAGGTGCGGCTCAATCTGGTATAGCAGATGCCGTATTTGCACTCAATGAAATTCCACGAGCCGGAACTATTTTAGTTACCGTAACCGGCGGAATTGAAGACTAGGAGACATCATGACAGCCAGTTATCCATCATCGGTACGCCCGTTTACAACAAAAACAAACATCCTCAGCGTTATCGACGCTGCTGATCCAAACACTTTGCAAGAAGAAGTTGTAGCTATCGAGACAACGCTTGGTGTTAACCCAGCGCTTTCTACTTCAGTTGTATCAACTGATACTTTCCTTGGCACCTCTAGCCAGTACTCGACCGTAGCTTTGCGATTGGCAAACATTGAACGAGGAATTGTTGGAGACAGTCACACGCAGTATGTAAAAAAAGCCGGAGCTGACACTATTGTAAACGTCGCGGCAAGTAGCATTGGTTTAACTGTTAGGGGTGCTGCATCTCAAAGCGCAAACCTTATGGAGTGGAAGACCTCCGCTGGAACAACGGTGGCAAGTGTTAGTCCTGTTGGAAAAATTACTGCTAGTTACATTGATGCTCCTGAAATTGATCAATCAATAATTCTTGCTATTTTTGGGGCTTAAAAAATGGCACGGTACGGAATTGATTATTACGGTCTGTCTAACTACGGATCGGGTGGCGTAGCTGTTGTTGACTTTGACGCGTCACCAGTTTTAGCAACTCCTACTGGATATGGTCAAATTACTGTAACTTGGACTCCTCCTACGGGAGATTGGTCTCGCCTTCGCGTTGTAAGAAACACATATGGATTTCCACTTTCCGTAGATGACGGAGCTATTGTAGCTGATGAACCAAAAAACTTTTCACTTGGCAGTTACATAGATAGCGGAGAAGTTCCAAATAATATTGGTTTACGCCAAGGAATTGCCTACCATTATTCAATTTTTGTTCTTGATGCACAAACTGAAATTTGGATTAAAGCAGGAAACGCTTTGGGTATATCTGTAAAAAATTATGGATCTTTAGATTTTATGTACAACAATTTGCCAGCAATATATAGAAATACACAACTTGCAAGCGTTACGGATAACAACGAAAACCCAGACTTGCGTGCGTTTCTTTCCGTCTTTGCTTTTGCATACGATTTATACAAAACGAACGCTGAGTTATCGTACAAGTCATACGACACTGCAATTACCTACGCTCCAATAGTCCCTGAAATTATGAGACAGTTTGGTCTTGCATTTGAACCAGAACTAGGTCTTCAGCAGTCTCGTATCTTTTTAAGAAACGCCATCTACATAAACAAACAAAAGGGAAGTCTTCAAGGAATTAAAGACTTTATTAAAGCATTTACGGGGTATGACGAAACGACTACTCTTGGTAAAAATTTAATGCTTGACTATAACGACTCTTCTTTTGAAGAAGACCTTGGTAGATGGGCAAGTATTTACAGAGCAACACTTTCTCGGGCTCTTCCTGCAGAAGTAGCGCCTTACATAGAAAGTTCTTCTCCCTCACTATTTCCTAATAAAAGAGCAGCCAGTCTTAAAGTAACAGCAGCAAGTGACGGAACGTCTGGAACCTACGTAGACGCAGGTATTGAGTTTGCGTGCGGGCTATCCGCCCCTAAAACTAGAGGCATTCCAATTAAAGAAGGTTCTTCGTACACGTTTTCAATCTATAGCCGTGCTAAAACAGTGGCTAGAGAAATTACTGTTGATATTCGTTGGTATGACCGTAACGGTGAAGAAATCTCAAGAGCCGGTGAAGAGTCAAAAACAAATAACACATCTTCTTGGTCAACTAGAGTAGCTACAACTAGCATTGCTCCTGTAAACGCGTACTTTGCGGTTCCATATGTTCGAATTAATGGCGCTACAGAAGGTGAAATGCACTTCTTTGATGCGGCTCAATTTGAACAATCTTCTGAAGGCGCAACAACGTTTGAAGAAGCGCGTCAAATTAATATTACTCTTAAAGCAAGTCGAGTAAACGAATTTAAAAACCCAAGCTTTGATGGGGCTGTTGCACCTTGGGTAGCTACTAACGCTACGGCAACACAAGATCTTACGGTTTTTGATGAGGATAGAAATAGCAGTGTTTCTTTAAAACTTATTCCAATAGCCAACGGTCAAGTACGTTTAAAATACAATGAATTTATAGAAGTGCTAGAGGGCTTTTGGTATAGCTTTAGTGTTTACACACGCACTGGTTTTATAGGTGACCCATCTGCTGACTTAACTGGTCGTATGTCAATTGACTGGTACGACGCTAACAAAAACTTTCTTGAAACCACTACCTCTGGTACTCCAGAACGATTAAGTGAGTTTTATAAAATAGATAAAATCTCACGTGCTGGAAATGTGTTGACTGTATACACGGTAGAACAACACAGCTTTACTGTAGGGGGCTCAGTTAGATTTGTAGATTTTGGTTCTGTTGCTTCTCAAGGAACTACATACAATTTAACAGGATTAAATGGTGTTAAAACAGTTACGGCAATTGGTGGAAGATACTTCCAGGTTGTTTCTAACGGTACTAATATTCCAACAATAGAACCTGGCCCAGTGCCATCTATTCAAGATTTAAAATTTGATTTTATTAGAACTTCCTACTCGGATCTATCTCCAGAAAACGCTGTTTACGCAAAACCATATTTTGATTGGACAAACGCTTTAACAACTCAAGTCATTCATTTAGATTCAGCAATGTTTGAACAAACAACAGCACCAAAACCTTACTTTGATGGGTACTCTGGGTTTACTTCAACAGATGACCTTATATGGGAAGACAATCAAGCTTTTTTAGGTAGATCTCATTACTACAAAAACAGAATTGCCACACAACTACGCTTAATTGCACAACTTCCTAGCTATTTAATGCATGGAACCCCCTTTCGGGTTGACTTAGCCCAACCAGGTTTGTAGCACTCCCCAGACCTGTGTAGTATCTGCCTCCAAGTCAGGGGGATTACATGGGATCAAAATTTTTGGTCATTGCCGGTAACGGTGAAACAACAAGAGTTAACGTAGAAGCTTTATTAGAAGATCACTACAGAGGTAACGGCAAAGACGTAACACTGCTTTTGCCTTTTCAAGATAGACCAAGTCAAGGGCAAATATGGGCGCATCAGGTATCCGCAGAACTTGAGATACCAACAATAGCCATAGCTCCAGAGAACGCAGTCATCATGAGTCTTGGAAGCTCCAGTCTTCACAACTCTTCAAACCCAATCTCGGCTGTAGTCGAACTGATTCGTGGGGAGGACACTCAAGCGTTCATTTTGTGGGATGAGGAAGATGGCTTTGGGACTGCTGCTTTTTACGCCTTCCAAGAGGCTTCCGTGCCCTCCTACGACCTTTGCATGGGTCTGGTTGAGTTGTCACACATAGAACGTGAGAACGAGCCCCAGGAGGTCGTTACAGAGGAAATCCCAAAATCTGAGATTAAGGTAAAGGCTAATGATCCTAAGGTAAAGGTTGACCTTGCTGAGCTAATAACCAAGAAGGTTATGGAAGCGCTCAAAGAGGCTGGCGTGGTGTGAAAGACCTATCTCCAAAAGCCTACGGGTTTCTTTTAGCAATTCATCAGCACTCATTAAACATCTCTGCCCAAACTATGATGGATCACTTTAGAGTGGGTCGTAGGGCAGCGTTGAGTGGCTTGAAGGAACTAAGGGATAACTCCTACATTCTCACAAGTCAGCAACGAATCGGTAACAAGATTATGACTGTTTCGGTGTTAACTGAAAAAGCAAATCGTGCATTTTTTGGTATTGTGCCGTCTCAAGTTGTGGAGTCACATAACGTGACTTCTGATTACAGTAATGAGCATATAAGCAGAATTACTAATTCTACTGTTATAAGTAAACCAAATCTCTCGACGAAGTCGAGATTGGTTTTAGAGACCGAGGAGTATAAAACGATGGGTTACGAATTTTTCGACTCTACCGCCGAACCTTCCGAAGATTCCGAAGATCCGAAGAAGCGTCGTGCCGCCGCTGAAAAGAAGCGAAAGTCTGATTTTGATAAAAAATCTATGACAACGCATGTGAGCAGGTTTCAAAAACGTCACACCATGCCAGTTGCCGAGTGGTCTGTCACTGACGTGTGTTTTGAGTTTGCTGAGCGGATTCACAGTTACTGGAATATTCAGCCATGGTCAGTTACTCAAAGTAAATTCTCTGGAGCCCTTGCTTCTGCTAGAAAACGTTTAGGCACTGATAGTGTTACCGAGGTAGCCGCTATGGATTTATTCTTTAGGCAAATCTCAATTAGCGAATACAAAGACGCCGAGGTATTGTGGCGATTGTTCGTAAGCCGATTACCGGGTTTGGTAAAGGGAGCCGTACTATCCGTCAACACGGATGCAGACGTTCTTATGGCAGAAGAGGCTTGGGATAAAGCGCAACGGATTTTAAGGGGAGAAGATGTTTAATGTTGAAGAGCTAAAGATTCGGCGCAAGAGCTGGATTAGGGCTGCTGGTATACCAAAGCATTTACAAGGTTGGGAATACTCAGACTGCAATTCTGTTGATAAAAAATATCTTGAGGCTTTACAGGGTTGGGAAACTTTAGTTCAAGACGGAAAGATTATTAACGCAGTAGGAAAGAGAACCTGCGGTCGTGGTGTTGCTTTGTATGGCGATCCCGGTAATGGAAAAACAACTTTGGTTGCAGCACTAATTCAAAACATGATGAGAACTTCCTCCCTTGACATTTTTGAACTTAACGATGTGCGTCCTTGTTACTTCACTACTTACGCAAGTCTTATCGATCTTAAAGGTGAAACCATGGGCGATCAGATTGAGGAAAGCAGAGAGATGCTTTATGAAGGCATTATGGGAGAGTCCTCTGATAGCCGTCGTAATGTAAAGGTTTTGGTTTTAGATGATGTTGGTCGTGAGCACAATATGGCTAGTGGCTGGAATCAAAGTACTCTTCACCATGTCCTTCGTAGTAGATTTAATGCTGGTCTTCCGACTATTGTTACCTCTAATATTCCCCTTATGAAATGGCAAGACTTTTACGGTGAGGCTACCGCTAGCTTTGCTCACGAAGCATTTTTAAATATTGATTTAAAATCAACTAAAGGAGACCTACGAAGATGAGAGGACGTTTAATGGATCAACCGAAGTTGCTTCAGGTTTTTTTAAGTCCGACTCAAACACCGGGCCCTAGCATTTACGAAGTAAGCACAAAGCCAAACGGTGACTTGCTATGTACTTGCGCTGGGTTTAAGGGTCGAACTACTTGCAAGCACACTCGTTTTGTTCAAGCACGCATTAACTCTAACGGAGGCTCCTATCCGCTTGAGATATCTAAACGCGCAACAGATGAAGACACAGAGAAAGCAAAGCACTCTATTGAGGCTTACAGAGACTTCATATTAGCTTTTGGCAAGATTGAAGTTTTCTAAATGCAATTCGGGGATATTAGTAACGATATACCGCAACGGATTATTGTTACTACGGATGTGTTTGTACTGTTAGAAACAGAAAACCTGCCAAAGAAATACAAAATATTTAAGCAAACACGCAAAAAGGTTTCATTTAAAAAAGAAGTACTTAGTCAATTGTTTTTATGGGCAGTTCAAACCCCATATGTTGTAGAGCTTGCTTCTTTTAATTTAAGTCAAGAAGAACTTCAAAAAGTTTTAGACACGTTAGACAAGTACGGAACTAACCCGTTTAGACATTGCAACGCTTACGAGTCGGTTGACTTTTTAGTTAAGCAACTTCCTTACAGACCTGAGATTTTAGGGGTCATAGATCGGCCTGATAGATTGATGAGATACGGACACTGGGGAATGGACTTAACGCGGCTATGAACAACGAGAAGAGATTATTAAGCAAGGCTCTTACTGATAGAGACCTAACCCCGTTATTTGACCGCAACGTAAATCAATCTTGGTTTTCAGATGATAACGATAAAAAAATTTGGGTATTCATACGTGAGCACTACGCACGTTATGGTGAGTGCCCAAGCCTTGATGTTATTAAAGATAACTACCCCTCTTATGAAGTAGTTCCAGTTAATGACACTACTGGGTATCTTCTTGACTCTTTATCTTCAGCACGTCGCAAGGTTTACACCGCCAACATACTTCGTGATGCTATTGAGAAGATTGACCGTGAGCAGGATCATGAGGGCGCTCTTCAAGTTCTTCAATCTGGCGTTCTTAAAATGGACGAAGCTGGGTTTAGTCAAACCAACGATATCGATATTACCGAAGGCAAAGAACTTGACCGGCGTTGGGCTCGTTATCAAGAGCGCAAGTTACTTCCAAACGGTCTACTTGGTTACCCAACAGGGTTTCCAACTATTGACAAGGTTACTAATGGTTTGCAGAACGAACAGTTAATTGTTATTACCGCTACACCTAAGACAGGTAAGTCAACAGTTGCTATGCAGGTTGCAATTAACGTGCATACTCAGTCTGAGGTAATGCCTATGTTCTACTCGTTTGAGATGAGCAACCGTGAGCAAGAAGACCGCTACGACTCAATGCGTGCTCGAATCTCACACCAGCGTTTAATTACTGGAACTTTACGCCCCGACGAAGAGGCGAGATACCAAACACTTGTTACTAACAAAATGCGTAATGATGCTGAAAAGTTTTGGCTTGTTGACTCTTCATCAGGATCAACTTTGTCTGGCGTTACCGCTAAGTTACAGTTACATCGTCCAAGCATTCTTTTTATTGACGGTATGTACTTGATGACAGACGAGCAGACTGGTGAGCAGAACACTCCGCAAGCCCTAACTAATCTAACCCGTGGGTTTAAGCGTTTGGCTCAGAGTTTTAAGATTCCAATTATTATTACAACTCAGTCCTTGGATTGGAAGAAGAGCAAAGGTAAACTGACCGCTAACTCAATCGGTTACTCATCTTCATTCTTCCAAGATGCTGACGTATTGTTCGGTCTTGAAAAGCCAGAAGAAAGCGATGACCAGACTCGCATCCTCAGTGTTCTTGCAAGCCGTAACTCTGGACCTGGTTCTACATTCTTAACGTGGGCTTGGGACGAAGGTACCTTCCGTGAGATGTCAGGTGAAGACGCATGACAGTAGAAGAGATGGAAGATTTTCTTAAAGGTTTAGGTATTGAAACTTATGGTGTTCGTGGTTCAGAGGTAAAGGGTTTATGCCCCGGTCACTTTGATAGAACAGGCAAGGAAGATCACAACCCATCATGGTCAATCAACGCAGACACAGGGGCGCATAACTGTTTCTCATGCGGATTCCGTGGTGGACTGCAGTATCTTGTTTCATACGTTAACGGTATCCCTATGGAGCAAGCTGACGAGTGGGTTAAAACAACTACCAGCGACTTATCAATGCGTTTAGAGCGAGCGCTTAATCCAAAACCAAAAGTAGTTGAAAATTCAATTACTATTACAGAGGCTAACCTTGCTGCTTATGTAGCGCCACCAGTTGAGCTTTTACAAAGCCGTGGAATAACGCCAGAGGCTGCTGCGTTGTATGGAATTTTGTATGACTCTCGTAAAGAGTGTTGGATTCTTCCTATCCGTGACATGACTGGGAAATTACTTGGTTGGCAGGAGAAGGGCTCTAAGGGACGTTACTTTAGAAATTATCCCGCCGGTATTCAGAAAAGCCATTCGTTGTTTGGTTACCAGCAATACAAGGGCGGAGTGATGGTAGTTGTTGAGTCGCCTCTTGATGTTGCTCGTATGGCTTCTGTAGGGGTTCTAGGAGGAGTTTCTACTTACGGAACCGCGGTATCTAAAGATCAATTAAACGTAATCAAGGGTGCGGATCGTGTAATTGTTGCAATGGATAACGATGAGGCCGGTCATCAAGCTTCTCAAGATTTTCTAAAAAAATCTATTGACATGTGGTTTGAGTGCTGGTTCTTTGATTACTCTGGGATTGACTGGGTTGAGCGCTCTAGTGTTAAGGATGTTGGCGCTATGAGTAAATCTGAGATAGTCTACGGAATTGAAAACGCAAAGCACGCTCTACATGGGGAGAAGGCACTGTCATGATTATTGGATTATCTGGGTACGCACAATCAGGAAAAGATACCGTTGCCAACATTCTTGTTGAAAAACATGGCTACCGACGTATTGCTTTTGCCGACCCTATTCGAGATCTTATTTATGGAATGGATCCTTTAATACCTAAAGGTTACGAAGACAACGTAATTAATTACCGTTTACAAGATCTTGTTGATTCTTATGGTTGGGACAAAGTTAAAGTTGATTATCCAGAAGTTAGAAGACTTTTACAGGATGTTGGAGTAGAGGCACGAAAATTGTTTGGAGACACCTTTTGGATTTATCAAGCTTTGTCAGACGTTGCACCACAAGACAAAGTTGTTGTTTCTGACGTTAGGTTTGAAAATGAAGCTCAATGGGTTCAAGAGTTTGGCGGACAAATTTGGCGTGTAAAACGATTAGGAACAGCTCCGGTTAACGAACATGTTTCCGAATCCGAACTAGACGGCTATAAAGTAGATCAAATATTTGTTAATAACGGGTCTATAGAAGACCTTGAACTTTTAATTAGAACTAGGATGCAGTCTTACTAATGACTTTTACTGGGACTCTACTTCCTTACCAACCCGAGGCGGTCAACAAGATGGTTGACAGGCATAAGGTATTAGTTGCCTACGATCTTGGTTTAGGAAAAACAGTTCTGACTATTGCTGCCGTAGAACAACTTATGGACGAAGGTCAGATTACAGAACCGGGAATGGTTATCTGCCTTTCATCACTTAAATACCAATGGCACAACCAGATCGAAAAGTTTACTGACGGCACCTCTAAATCTATTGTTATTGACGGAACACCTAAGCAACGTCTTGAGCAATACGAAGAGGCTTTTAATTGGCGTGAAACAAAAGTTGATTATGTAATTATGAACTACGAGCAGGTAGTAAACGATTGGGATTTAGTAAAGAAACTTCCACGGGGTTTTATTGTTATTGACGAAGCAACAGCAATTAAATCTTTTAAGTCAAAACGATCTAAAGCGGTGAAGCGTATGGCTAACGCTCCGTTTAAATTTGCTCTTACTGGAACTCCAGTAGAGAATGGGAAGCCAGAAGAGGTCTTTAGCATTATGCAGTTTGTTGATGACTCCGTACTAGGAAGGTTTGATATATTTGATAAAGCTTTTATTGTTCGTAATAATTTTGGTGGAGTCCAGCGTTATCGCAATTTGCCTACTCTTCATGAA